CCCAGGAGTTTTTCACAGAGTGGACAGAGGCGTTTGCAGATGCCGCACCAACGCCCGAAGGCGAGCTGCAGACGATTGGCCTGGCCTATTACCTTAAGCCGCAGCACAGACCGCCTGGTGATGCGCCCGACAAGACTGACCTGATAACAACCCATGAGGTGACCCCATGAAAGTGATTGCTGCACCTGGCCTGAAAGTGCCTACCGCCCACAACCCACGTGAGTACATCACCGATGCCGAGTCGGTGGAGATCGAGGTGGATGCTTATTACCTGCGGCGCCTGGCTGACGGTGAGCTGCTGGAGGTGCTGGAAGGAACCATCACGGTGGAACCAATGGTGGCCACCTTTACCGTCGATAAAGCCAAATCTAAATAACTGCCCATACACAAGGACACCCAATGGCCAGCCCAAACATCAGCTTCAACAGTATCCCGGCCAGCATCCGCAAGCCAGGCAAGTATTTTGAGTACAACGCCGCGCTGGCGGTGCGCTCGCTGCCAACCAACCTGCAGCGCGTGCTGATCGTGGCGCAAATGCTTGCGCTTGGCACGGCTGTGGCCAACACGGTGATTCAGGTGTTTGACACCGAAACTGCCGCCACGCTGTTTGGCCGTGGCAGCCAGGCACACCGGCTGGTGAAGGCCGCACTCAACGCCAACCGCTATGTGCAGCTGTTTGTGCAGCCGGTGGCTGATTCGGCCTCTGGCGTGGCGGCCACGGCCACGCTGACCTTTACGGGCACGGCCACCAGCTCGGGCGGCATTGTGATCAATGTGGCGGGTGTTGACCTGGTGGTGCCGGTGACATCGGGTGACTTGGCCGCAGCTGTGGCCACCAATGTGAAGAATGCCCTGGCCGCACTGGTTGACCTGCCGGTGAGCAAGTCGGTGGCGGCTGCGGTGGTGACCTTGACCCAACTGAACAAAGGCACGGTGGGCAACGCGCACCGCCTGACGGCCAGCAGCACGGCAGCGGGCATCACGGTGGCCGCGACGGCATTCACCGGCGGGCTCAATGACCCGGACTTGGCCCCGGCGCTGGCTGCTGCTTTTAGTGGCGGCCATGAAATACTGGTGGTGCCGTACGCAACGGGCACGCCGTTGACCACGCTGCGAGCCCACCTTAACAGTGTTAGCGGGCCGATGGAGAAGCGCCCGGCTATTGGTATCTATGCCCAGGGCGGCGCACTCAGCGCGGCTACGACTCAGGCTGCAGCACTCAACAGTGAGCGGATGTGCGCACCATTGCTCAAGAACACGATCACCCCGGCCGAGGAGCTTGCGGCCGATTTTGCAGCTGTGGTTGCTTTTGAAGAGGACCCGGCGATGCCACTCAACACGCTGGTGCTAACCGGTGCGGCGCCACCGATCATCGCTGACCGACTTAGCCGCACCGAGCAAGAAGCTTGCTTGGCCAATGGTGTAACTCCCTTGGAATGGGGCGCTGGCGATGTGGTGAAGATTGTGCGTGCGGTAACCACCTACCTTGTGAATGCCACGGGTACGTCTGATGTGAGTTGGTTGGACCTGACCACCATCCGCATCATGGACTATGTCATGAAGGCCATCAGCACCCGCATAGAGCTGCGGTTCCCCCGCTCCAAGCTGAGTGCGCGAACACCAGACAGGGTACGCAGTGAGATATTGGATGTGCTCTACAGGCTCGAGGAGCTGGAGATCATCGAGAACGTGGACAAGTGGAAAAACGACGTGGTGGTGGAGCGTGACAGCCAGGACAACAACCGGCTCAACGCCAAAATTCCGGTGGATGTGGTCAACGGCCTGCATGTTTTTGCCGGGCGGCTGGACCTGATTCTTTAATAGGGGGACATCAAGATGTTGCAAGAATTCGCAGGCGCCGCGTCGCTGGAAGTGGACAGCGCCGAGATTGAGATCACCGCCATCAGCATCGACACCACGACTGGGCGCAAGGCGATCAAAACAATGAACCGCGCTGGCCGGGCCAAAGGGTTCAGCCGGGGCATTGTGACTTATGCGCTGTCGGTGACGGCAGTCATTCCTGTGTCTGGCACGGCACCGGACTGGGCCAACATTGAGGGTGCCAAGCTAACGGTGCAGCCGGTGGGCGGTGATAAGCGTGTTAGTTACTTGGACTGTTTCACCGAGTCTGTGGGTGAAAAATACCAGGTCGAAGGTGAAGCGGTGATTGACATCAAGCTGACCGCGCTGCGCAAGGTGGAGGAATGAGCGAGCTTACCGAAGAAGGCACCCTGAGTGGGGGCGTGACGGTGGCCGGTGTGCTGCACCGTGACTTTTGCCTGCGCCTGCCCACGGTGCGCGACAACATCGACGCGGTGGACGAAGTGGGGGGCACCAATGCCGTGGCACTGAACGCAGCCATCTTGGCCAGGCAGCTGGTGAGCCTGGGCAGCCTGAAGCCCGAAGAGATCAATTTTGACCTGGTGGCGGGCATGCACCCGGCCGACTACAACGAATTGGAGGCGGCCGGGCAGCGGCTTGAAAAAAAGCGCTTGCCGCAGCCGCCAGACGAGGCGCCTGGACAAGAGTTCGACTTGGTCTCGTTCATGCGGGGCTTACTTGGACGGAAAGCGGGCAAGTAAGCCCTGTTGAGGCCGAGCAGATCCTGCGCGCCGCCAACCCCAAAGCTGCAAGCAGCAGCACAGTGCGCCAACAGATCACGGTGCTGCGCAAAAAGAAGCCTTTCAAGAAACCCATTACCCAGAAGCCTGTCAAAACATGAGTGATTTACGCGTAGCCCTGACCACCAGCCTGAATGACAAGCTGGTCGGGCCGCTGCGCCGAGCGCTGGATGAGGTTGAAAAAAACCTGCAGGACATTGAGAAGGAACTCAACAAAACCACCCAGGCCAGTGACCGCGCTGGCAAGTCGCTGGCCGACATGAAGGGCCCGGCGCAGGCAGCTAAGGCGGTGGTTGAGTTGTCAAAAAACACCCAGGGTGCGATTGACCTGGCGAAGAAGCTGCAAAACGCCTGGAACGTGGCGGGCAATGTGGTCAAAGGAGTGACCTCTGGCGTGGCGGCTTTTCAGGCGGCCAAGTATGTGGTGAGTGGGCCGCTGAAAGAGTCTCGCACCTATGACCGCCAGCTGCGGGATCTGGGCAACACGGCCTATGGTGAGCTGTCTGGCGCGGCTTTTACCGAGAAGGTGAAGGCGCTGGACGAAATGATTGTGAACGCGCTGCGTGTGGGCGGCGGCACGCGTGAAGGTGCTGTGGGCGCCGCCGGCACCCTGATGGCCCAGGGGGGGCTGTCAGATGCGCAGTTGGCCAAGGTGATGCCCACCATTTTGAAAGCAGCGACAGCAGCCGGTGGCGACCCCAACGACATTGCCAATGTGGTGGCGGCCGCTCTTAAAAACGGGTTTGATGTGGAGCAGATCCCGGTCATGATTGGTAAGGCAATCGCCTCGGGCCAGGCTGGTGGCTTTGAGATGAAGAACATGGCCAAGTGGTTGCCTCAGCTGCTGGCAGCGGGCTCGTCGGTCGGGATGACGGGCATGAAGGATTTTGAAGAGACTCTGGCGCTGGCACAGGTGGCGCGGACCACCTCGGGCACCCCGGATGAAGCGGGTAATAACCTGCTCAACTTTCTGCTCAAGATCAACTCAAGCGACACCCAGCACGATGCCAAAAAGGCCGGGGTGGACCTGTCTGGCACCCTGGCCAAGAACCGTGATGCGGGCATGAGTGCCGCGCAGTCTTTTCTGGGGCTGATGCAGCGCGAGATGGACAAAGACCCGCGCATTGTGAAGCTTCGCAGCCAATATGCAGCAGCGGGCAACGATGGTGAGCGCCAGGCATCCTTGGCCGCACAGGAAAAGATTTTCAGCAGCAGCGCCATTGGCAAGTATCTGCAAGACCGCCAGGCGCTGATGCCGGTGCTGGGTGCCCTGAACAACCCTGAAGAGTTGAAGCGGCAGCTGGCGGCATCGCGTGCAGGTGGTGCGCCGACGATGGAGCGGGCGTTTCAGAACATCGCCGATGGACCGGACTTCATTGCGCAGCAACGAAACATTGAGCAGTTGAATTCGCTCAATAGAGGGCTGACGTCTGTCAATGGCGTGCTGAGCAAATTCGATGAGTTTGTGACTGATGTCTATCGGAAATACCCAGACTACGGCGTTGCGATTCAGGGAGCGACGCTGGCCATCGGCGCGTTGGCTGCAACGGCTGGGACTGCTGCAGGGGTGTTGGGGGTATTTTCTCTTCTGAAAAAATCAGCTCCAGTTGTGCCGCCCGTCCCGGGACTTGGCGGCCCTGCCGCCAAGCCCGTTATTAACAACGGCTGGGGCAATTTGTACGGGACCCCGCAACAAGCAGCGCCTGCAACCGGATTGGGCGTACGCCAGGTGCTGTCAATCGGTAGCAAGATGTTGGGGCCGCTGATGCTGCTGGAGTCTCTGACGCAGCCATCAGATGAAGACATTGAGAAGCTGCGCGCCCAAGACCGCATGGCGCAAGGTTATCGCGGCAAGGGCTTCAAGGACCCGCGCAGGGTGGATGGCG